CCTGAAAAATGCCCCGGGGGAGGTAAATTCTCAAACAATCCCACCTGGAACCCGGTGGGTAAAGCTTGAAAGGAGCTGCAAGTGGCATCGGTTAACAGCAAAACCTCTGCTGAGATTGACGACCTGCTTCGAAGCATGGTTGTCTCCGCTGAGATCACTGCCGAAGGCCAGCTGCTCCTCACCACTAAGGGCGGCACTGTTGTCAACGTCGGTCCCGTCGGTGCTTCTAGCTCTCAGATCGAGCAGATCGTCGATGACAAGACCGCCAACCTCTCCGAGCAGATCGATGATGCACAAGCTCTCGCTGCTTCGAAGGCTGAGACGACCATTGCGAACACGCCCCCCACTTCTCCGGCTGCCGGCGACCTGTGGTACGACACTTCCACGACCCCTCCCTCTGCGAAGATGTGGGATGGAGACTCGTGGGAAGCCGCAGATGCTGCTGCTCAGTCTCTCGCCAACACTGCCAAGCAGTTGGCAAGTAACAAGGCCGTTGTCACGGTCGGTCCGAACATTCCTGCCAGTGCTGCGCTTGGTGACATCTGGTATGACACGGCGCTGAGCCCGACCAAGACCTTCGTATGCAAGCTCGCTTACAGCTCCGGTGGTTCGCTCGGCGTCAACTTCTCTCCGGTCGAGGACCCGGTGGCTCAGGCTACCGCTAACTCCAAGGCGACTGGTACGGTGGGTGCTACGGCTCCGACCAACCCGCAAAAGGGTGACAGCTGGACTGACACTGCGCTCACTCCGAACGCCACGTTCACCTGGAGTGGGTCCCAGTGGATCGCTGATGATGCAACGGCTCAGGCGATCGCTCAGACCAAGGCCAGCTCGAAGTCTGGATCGGTTGCTCCGACCAACCCGCTGATCGGCGACCTCTGGTACGACACAAGCGGAACCACGCCCCAGGCCAAGATCTGGAACGGAACAACGTGGGCTATCGTCGATGCTGGTGCTGCCGCCTCGGCTCAGCTTGCTTATACTCTAGCGAGCACTCGAGTCAAGGCAACCGTTGCTTCCGTTGCTCCCAGCGGAGCTGCCAAGGGGGATCTATGGTTTGATACCTCGACCACTCCCACCGCGGCAAAGGTGTTTGATGGTAGTGCATGGGTTCCGGCTGATGCTGCGGCTCAGGCTATTGCCAACCAGACTCAGACGTTGCTGGAGCAGAAGGCTACGGTCACTGTTGATTCGGTCGCGCCTACGTCTCCTGACACGGGCGACCTGTGGTACGACACTTCTACGACTCCGGCTGCAGCGAAGATCTGGAATGGTTCTGCTTGGGCTCAGGCGGACTCATCTGCTCAGGCAGCTGCTGCTTCGGCTTCGGGTCTTGCCAGTCAGGCGAACACCCTCGCTGGCGGTAAGGCGAAGATCACGGTTAGCAACACGGCGCCGTCGACCAAGGCCACCGGCGACATCTGGTATGACACCGCCACTACCCCGGCTTCAGCTCAGGTGTGGAATGGTACAGCTTGGGTTGCTGCTGACTCAGCAGCAAAGGACATCGCTACTCAGGCCGGGACCCTCGCCGGATCCAAGGCGAAAGCTACGGTCAGCAACACGGCTCCGACTGGACCGTCTGTGGGGGACCTCTGGTACGACACCACGTCTACCCCGGCTGCGGCTAAGATCTGGAATGGGTCTAGCTGGGCTGCTGCTGATGCGGCTGCTCAAAATGCTGCAGGTCTTGCTTCCACCTTGGCAGGCACCAAGGCTAAGGTGACTGTTGCGAGTACTGCTCCGACCTCTCCGGCTGCTGGTGATATGTGGGTCGACACCTCGACGACCCCTGCTCCAGTTAAGACCTGGAGTGGTTCGGCGTGGATCGCTGTGGATGCTGTTTCGCAGTCCATCGCTCAGGGCAAGTCCACAGTCAGTACGTCGAGCACCATGCCGACTAAGGCATCGCTCAATGATGTTTGGAACGACACCTCGGTGACCCCTCAGGTTACTCGTATCTGTACCGCGGCTTACACGTCGAATGGTACCGTCGCTTCCAACTGGGCTAAGGTTGTATCGGACGCTGTCGCACAGACTATCGCCAATGGTAAGAACAAGACGACGGTTGGCAATGCAGCCCCGTCGAGTCCTGCTACTGGTGATATGTGGGTTGACATCACCCTGTCTCCGGCTGGGGTTAAGACCTGGAATGGTACCGCATGGGTGCTTGGTGGAGACGCTACGGCACAGGCTACAGCAACTGCCGCTCAGACCGCAGCCAATGCTAAAGCCACGGTCGTAGTCTCTTCGACTCAGCCCACGACGCATGCTACAGGCGATTTGTGGTACGACACGTCGACCACCCCGGCTGCGGCCAAGGTGTGGAATGGTTCTGCTTATGTTGCTGCCGACGCTTCGGCTCAGAGTGCTGCTGCAGCTGCTTCGACTCTGGCCGGACAGGCGAACACTCTCGCTGGTACCAAGGCGGATGTGACGATCGGTAGTACTGCTCCAGCGACGAAGCAGACCGGGGATGTCTGGTATGACACCAGCACGACCCCGAATGCGGCTAAGACCTGGAACGGTATGACTTGGGTCGCTTTGGATTCTGCTGCAGCTAAGGCTGCTTCCGATGCTGCAGCTACTGCATCTACGGCAATCACAAATGCAAGTAGTGCCCTTACGGCCGCCAACGCCAAGGCTACGATCGTGGTTTCTGGTACGCAACCCGGTACTCATGCTACCGGAGATCTGTGGTATGACACTTCCACAACCCCAGCTGCGGCTAAGGTTTGGAATGGTACGACTTATGTTGCTGCGGACTCTTCTGCTCAGGCCGCTGCTGCTTCGGCCTCGACTGCTGCTTCGGCTGCTTCGACTCTGGCTGGAACCAAGGCTGATGTCACTATCTCATCCTCGGTACCGGCGACGGCATCGGTGGGTGATGTCTGGTATGACACTGCGGTCACCCCGACCATCACTTACATTTGTAAGACCGCTTATTCTTCGGGTGGCACCACATCGAACTACTACCAGGTTGCTGATCCAGTAGCTCAGTCGAATGCATCTACGGCAATCACCAATGCGTCGAATGCTTTGACCGCAGCCAATGCTAAGGCCACTGTCGTGGTTTCGAGCACCCAGCCCAGCACACATGCATCTGGTGATATCTGGTATGACACTAGTACTACTCCGGCTGCCGCCAAGGTTTGGAATGGTACGGCTTATGTTGCAGCTGACTCGGCTGCGCAGAATGCTGCGAGTCAGGCTTCTACAGCTGCCTCAAATGCCAGCACCCTTGCGGGCTCTAAGGCTGATATTACGATCAGCAGTACGGCTCCCACCACCAAGGCCACTGGCGATGTCTGGTACGACACGAGTGTCACACCCAACGCTGCCAAGACCTGGAATGGAACCACCTGGATTGCGCTAGATGCAGCCGCTATCAAGGCTGCCGGTGATGCGAATACCGCTGCGGGGAATGCTTCGACCTTGGCTGGAACTAAGGCCAAGGTTACCGTTAACAATACTGCCCCTTCCGCTCCGGCTACTGGCGATATCTGGTACAACACTTCTACTACTCCCGCGACTGTGGAGTCTTGGAATGGATCTTCGTGGATTGTTTCTGGTGATACAACAGCTCGGGCTTCGGCAAATTCCAAGGCCACTATCACTATAGGTCCATCTGCTCCTTCCACGAAGCAGACGGGCGACCTGTGGTATGATACATCCATAACTCCGAATGCTATCAAGACCTGGAATGGTTCTGCTTGGGTCTCTGCAGATTCTGCGGCTTTGGCTTCCGCTGGAATCAAAGGTCGTATCTATTCTCAGCCCACAGCACCTTCGCCAGTAGACATGAATGGTCTCTGGATCGATACTGATGCGGGAAATAAGGTCTATCACGGATCTCGTCGCGCTATCTATTATGGGTTCACTCGAACCGGATCGAATATTCCCGGAAGACTCACCAACCTTGGTTGGGAAGTAACCCAGGTTGACACCATGCCTACCGTCGATCAAGCCAAGGGTTATGACCTATTGGTTCTCGATGCTCAAGTTTGGTCTGCCAGTGGTGATTACCAAGCCTTCTTTAATGCTGGTCTGAATATCTTCACCTCAGGTAATGACACGACACATATCAATGGTATGTTCACCACTACCATAACGAGTGACTATACGACAACACCTACGCATCCTTATCCGGGAAGTTCTCACCCCGTTGCTCAGGGCTGGAACCCGTATACCGATAACGATAACGTTCGGTATCTTGGTGGTCTGGATGCTTCTGCATCGATTGTCGGTTCCAATCTTATCGGGACTACCGAACAACCCATGATCGTTGTCAAAGAAGGTTCTCTTGGTCAGCGTTGGATCCATTGCCAGACGGCATCTTCGTATACTCCGATTGATGTTATGACGGCTATGTTTACATGGCTTACTACGTGGGTCCCTTCTCAAGACGCGGGTATTTCGGCAGCCCAAACAACAGCTTCCGCAGCTCAAGGCGTCGCTAACAACACCCAGACTAGGTTGAACCAGCTTGTTACCGGTGACCTCACGGTCGAGGGCGTTCTGAATGTCAACCTCCAGGTTGCTAAGTCACTCATCCTGAACAAGGGTAGTGGCGCTAAGAACTCCATCATCATCGATCCCGATCTGGGTATTCAGATCAACGATCCTACGGGTAGTACGTTTATCGAACTTCCGACAGATCCAAGTAAGTCGGCGAGTTTCAACGGAGACGTTACAGCAACCAGTATCACAGCTGAGAAGACGACTTTCCATGGCACTGAGAACGAAGTTGTTCCTGCAGCTTCTCTCACACTGAGTAACGCGGTCTCACCACCGAAGAACTCTCCTATTGCTGCCTCGACGCCCTACACGAACATTACGGTTCCCGGATTTACGTATCCGACTGCTCCTAGTGGTTCGAGTCTCCTTTCTTATGGGGGTTACCAGCCAAGAGACACCGCTCCACTATACGGTGCACTGATTATTGGTATCGATAACAACCTGAACACCACTTATCGAGCCACAGTCTATTCGCCGAATGTCCTGACCACAGCAGCAACGGTATCGACCACGCTGCCAGCCAACGTTCTTTCGGTTCTGAATACCAGCGGGTTTTCCTGGATTCATTCTCAGGATATTGGATTCGTGATGATCGGTACGACCTGTTTCCTCAAGGTTAGCACTACGATCTACAAGTGGACGCACGGTTCATCTACGGCAGCCACGGTCTTTAATCTTGGTGCGTACAACTGGACGCTAGGTACGGACGGAACCAACCTTTATGTGGTCGGTGGCACGAATTACGCAGCCATGCCGAACTTCTATAGCGTCAACCAGTCTACTGGTGCGTTGACGCTCATCGGTGCTCTCCCCAGTGCGGCAGGATCCGCCTGGTGGGATCCCATGACCCAAGGCGATAACAGCATTGGACAAGGTCCAGAAGAGAATGCTATCTATATCGGAACGTTCGATCGAGGTGTCAAACAGCTTATTCTTGTGGCTGATGACGGAACCTCGTATTATATGAATGCTTCGACTCTCGCTGACACTTCTTCATCGAATCCGTCAGATATTCCTGGAACCTTGTGGGATCCCAGTGGAGCTCGGTTCTACAACTATGTTCCTACTGCTGGGGCCTCGGCTAAGTTGGCAACCAAGTTCTCCAAGAACAAGGATGTTACTCCCGTCTGGGTCGCCTACACCTGGCGAAACCCAAACAACGGCGATCACGAAACCACCCTCGGTCCTCCGGTTCAGGTATCGGTGAGTCCTTATTGGGGTATTTCGGTTACTCGACCTACGCCTCCGACTGCGGGTACAGCTGGTGATGTTCCTCAGACAGCTCGAATCTATGCTGCTCGTGGGACTACTCAGCCGGCCTCATCTGCCTTCCGGATGTTCTTGGAAGACAATGATACTGCAACGAACATGATCTCGTTCGACCTTACTTTCGGCACAACGGCACCTCCTACTACGGGCGAATTCCCGACAGGAACGCCAGGACTGCTCGAGAGTGAGGCTGGCGGGTTCGTCGTTCGAGGCGACGGGACTGGCGCTTGGCCTGGTTTGGTTCCCATCGGCTCGATGCAGATGTTCTTGGGTACCACTGACCCCGCTGGATGGATGATTTGTGACGGACGTTATTTGTCCCGAACGCAGTATGCGGATCTTTATGCCGTTCTAAAGCCGGCTATCGACGCTGGCTACATCGGTCAGGGTGATGGATCTACCACCTTTAACTTGCCTGACATGTCGGGTCGAGTGGGTGTCGGTCTCGATCCCGATGGTGAAGCTGCTAGTGTGACTCATATCGGTGAACGTGGTGGTGAGGAAACTCACCTCTTGACTGCTAACGAGTCCGGCCTTCGTTCTCACAACCACTCCGCAAGCTCTAGCGCAAGCACGAGTGTGAGTGGTACGAACAACTTCGTTCGCTATGTTGGTACTGGCGGTGGAGGTAATGCTAACCTGACCTTCGGTGGGTCGAACAACCTCATCGGTCAGGTCTTGTCGGTCGGCGTTAGTGTCTCGACTTCGGTCGGTGCTGTAGCTGCCGCAAACGCTGCTACTGCTCACAACAACATGCAGCCATACATGGGTGTCAACTACATCATCAAGTACTAGGAGTTTGAATGTCGGACTACAGTGCCGTCGCCAAAATGACGGGCAGTATGTCGCTGGTTGAGCGCATTGCCGCTTGCTACGCTACCCAGCCGAATGCTACCGAGGATCCTCGTCAGTGGGCTCTTAAGCGTATCTGGCAGTTTGCTGCTCAGCCGGGCTGGTCGGATGCTTGGGATTATGCCGAGTCTACGGCAAACATCAATGTCAATCCTGACACTGGCGCTCGCAACGACGTCATCGGCGATGACAAGATCCTGGCAGCGGTCCAGCTCATCCTCAACCCGCCGGCCCCGGCCGAGGACCCGTCCACGGATACCGCTGCGGACACCTCGACCGAGACTCCGGCTAGCTGAAAGGCGATTTCATGACCGAGAATACTCCGGAGGCGCAGGCAACCCCTACCGCTCCGAGCGATCCCAACCAGGTCACGCTGAAGGTCACCGATCCGTTCTGGGTCCAGGCCTTCCACTTCATCCGCGAGGGTGAGGAGACCATCGATATCACGCCGGCCGGTTCCCCGGTTCCTGCTGATCTGACAGACGCGATCATCGCCGATGCCAAGACGCACGACGTGACTATCGTCAAGGTCGACGACCAGCCGCAGGCTCCGGTCGAGGGCGACCCCGCCCAGGCGTGATCCACGATCTAGGACTGCGCTCTATCTTGCCTCACGCAGGTAACGCTATCCGCAGTCCTAGTCCCTAACTTAGAAAAGGAGGAGACTATGGCTCGCCGTAACCCAGAGCAGCATAACTCATCGCCTCTTCCTCCACCGGCAACTACTCTCGAGGGACGCGAAGCACAGCTTGTGGCTGCCGCTTTCGACCTCGTTGAGAAGCGAATCCATGACGGTAGTGCTTCGGCACAGGAAACCGTTCACTTTCTCCGTCTAGGCACAACACGTGAGCGCCTAGAGCAGGAGAAGCTTCACAATGAGCTCGGAGTTCTTCAAGCACGCGTGAAGGAAATGGAGAATCGACGCTCCGGCGAGGACATGTACAACAAGGCTCTTGCCGCCTTCCGCGGATACTCCGGACAAGGCCCGATCGAGGATGATGACGAAGATGATCCGGACCTATTCTGACCTGAGACGACTGGAGACGCTCGAGGAGCGCTTTGACTATCTGTCGCTCGGCGGAACAATCGGTGAAACCACTTTCGGCTTCGATCGATGGATTAATCAAGCTTTCTACCACTCCACCGAGTGGAGACAAATTCGAAACCACGTTATTGCTCGGGACAATGGTTTCGATCTCGGTGCTGACGATACGCCCATTCGAGGTGCACATCTCATCCACCACATGAATCCACTAGTTCTCTCCGACATCGAGGATGCGACAGAGAACCTACTGGATCCTGAGTTTCTGATCACGACTGCACTACGCACTCACAATGCGATTCATTATGGTGACAAAAGACAACTTCCCCGGCCTTTTGTCGAACGCAGTCCAGGCGATACACGTTTGTGGTAACCCAACGAAAGGAAAACATCATGTCTGGTAGCAAGGTTTCTGTCGGCACCGTCGTTCTCACTTCGGTTGACCCCCGCACCAACAACGGCTCCGATGAGGCTCCGGCCATCGTGACCCGTGTCCTGGACACCGAGGACAAGGAGACGCGAGTTAACCTTCGCGTACTTCTCGATGGTGACGAGACCCTGAATCTCCGCAACGTTCCCTTCGACTCCAAGAAGCCGAAGGACGAGGACTCCGACGACGAGGACGCTCCGGCCACCCAGCCGGCCGTCAAGCGCGCCGCCTGGTCCGTCTGAGGTAGGCCCATGGCGAAGCACCCTGTGCCGAACGTACCCTTTGTAGAAGCAAAGCGCAAGGGAAACAAGCATAAGCCGACGGCGATTGTTCTTCGTGCCTCATTCACGCCTTCGACGCAGGGTGCTGCGCTAGAGATTGCCCGATACTGGCATCGAGATGCTCAAACCGACGCATGTCACTATGTGGTTGACTCCGGATCGACATACCGGTGTATCCCCGATGGGGTCTCAAGTTTGATGGGCGCTGCTCTTCAAAATGGTACCATTTGGGTTAATCTCTGCTGTGAACCGAACGAGGATAAAGAGCTTTTCTTCAAATCTACCGGTCCGAACCTCCTTGATCGTGCTGCCGATCTAGTTGCCGAGCTCTGTCTCTCGCACAAGATCCGCCCAGTTAAACTGAGCAGGAACGAGCAAGGCAAGTGGTACATGTGGAAACGTCGGTCCCGAGGTGGAGTGATCATCAACATCGAGGGAGCATTCCCTTCCAAGGAGTTCATGGATACCGTGCGTTGGAAGATACGACAGAGGGAGGTGAATCGTCATGAGTAATCTGCAGTGGTACGATTATCTTCGGATGCTGACTATGCTGATGACTTTGATCTCGCTTTATGTATCGGGTCATCACGCCATCAGACAGTGGGACAAATACACCAATCGTCTCAAGTCCCTATGGTGGGCATTCAACGCCTTCCTTCTTCTGATGTTCGAAGGAAGCCTTGAGCAGATCCTACAAAATGCAACCTGGGGTCCTCGAACTCTACTGAGTTTCATTGTTTCGGGAGTGGCTCTACGAGCAATTCTCCAGGGAGACGGATTCCTCAAGGATGAAAGGAGCGGTCTGTGAAGATCGCAACGGTTAGCCTGAACTACTACACGCAGAACAGCGAAGGCGCTTGCCACACGGCAGCTTCTCGGACCCATGCCAAGAATGTCGATTTCGTCGGGTTCACCGAGGTTCGTTCGGCTGCCATGACGGAGGGTCTCACCAAGGGTCTGGGTGATAAGTATGATCTGATTGCCCATCAAGAGAGCCCGCAGGCGTTCAAGTCCAAGAAGTGGCGACTGACCGGTCACCGCGTCGTTGAGGGAACCCCTGGCGAAGCTGGGATCACTCCGAACCTCTTTCTGGTCATTGGGACGTACGAGAACATCAAGAAGCCTCGTAAGGTTCTCGAGATCATCAGTACCCACACGGTTCCTCTCACCGAGAAGGGCCACAAGCGGTCGGACTACGTTCACCGCCTCCAGATGTGGAACAAGCACTGGAAGCTCCTCAAGGATGCCATCCAGGCAGCTAAGGCGAAGAACCACACGGTTTTCGTCATCGGCGACTTCAACAACATCCTGGTTGGGAAGAATAAGATCCATGAGCTGGATCCTAAGGCCAAGTGGATTATCCGCAATGGGCTTGACTGGGTCTTCGTCATCGAGGGCAGCATCAAGGTCAAGGTCGCTGGTCTCACGCACAAGTTCGACTCTGGATCAGACCACAAGGCCTGCTGGAGAAACGTCGTTCTGATCTGAAGAGGTGAATCGTGGCTGAGAATCACACCTGCCCTCGCCGTATCGAAACCGGTATGGATTCTGAGGAAAGCCCGTTTGTCGGCGCTGGGACCAACCTGGATTCGTATTCTTCGGGTCATGGTCTGAGTGGTCAGGCCTCTGGCTGTTCCTACTGCGGATCCATGCCTCCTGATGACTTCATGCAGGCCGTTCGAGATGGCAAGGAAGTCGGTCCCACCGATAAGAGCTACAAGTTCTATGTCGATGACCATCGAGGGAAGTTCTACACCCAGCATCTCAGCGAGGAGCAGGGTTGGGAATTTCATCAGCTCTGGCAGGACGGAAAGATTAACTGGGGATACCCCGGTAAGCCCTACGTTCGACTTTTCATTCCTGGTCCGAGTACGGCAACACAAGCCGAGAAGGAGCAAATGATGACTGAGAACACCCCAGACGAGACCCAGGCTGCGGAGCCCATGGAGAGTGCTCCCGATGCCTCTCAGGCGGCCCAGCCGACCGAGAACGTCCCCGAAGAGCCCGACGACTCTTTGGACTGATCGAAAGGAAACAACATGGTTTACAACCGTGACGAGGTCGTCAAGCGTGCGAACGCCTCGACCAGTAACCAGGTTGACACCTGCCAGCTCTGGACTCGAACCATCATCGGAGTTCCTTCGGCTGGTGACTATGACCACGACGGCGATGCCGATGCCGTAGACGGCTGGAAGAGCGAGCCTACCAAGTTCAAGCACGCTGGCGATCGTCATCCTCCGGCTGGTGTTCCCGTGTCGTATTCGGGCGGTTCGGCTGGCCATGGTCACCGAGCCATCTCGCTCGGCAATGGCAAGATCCGTTCGACGGACGCCAACGGCAACGGTCATGTCGCTACGGTCGACCTCGACTGGCCCGAGAAGCACTGGGGTCTGAAGTACCTCGGTTGGTCCGACACCATGGACGGTATCCTCGTTCCGGAGGCCCCTAAGCCGGATGCCAAGCCGAAGTCCGAGGCCGAGAACCTGGTCGAGCAGGCCCGCGATCTCCTTCGTCATGCCAAGAGCAATGCGAAGAAGAACCACAAGCCGAAGCGTCTCCTGAAGCTGAAGGATGCGCTTCACACTCTTCCTGAGAAGTAATCAAAATGGTACCTAGGAAGGAGGACTACGCATGACTGAGACCCAAGTGGCTCCTGAGCCGGAGAAGGGAATCCTCTCTCTGACAAAGAAGTCCCTCAGCATGGCGGAGGAGTACGACGTCTTCGACGACCAGATCATCATGCACATCAACTCGGTGTTTGCTGATCTCACCCAGCTCGGTGTTGGTCCCGTCGATGGCTTCGAGATCGAAGATGATACCGCCAAGTGGTCTGACTTCCTAGGTACCGACAAGCGCCTTAACGGCGCCAAGTCTTACATGTACCTTCGAGTTCGTCGTCTCTTTGATCCCCCGCAGGTCGGGTTTGTCTTGACCGCCATGGATGCCGAGATCGAGAAGTGGGAATGGCGACTCAATGTTGCAGTTGACACTCAGCCTTTGACCACCACGACGGATCCGACTGTTACAGATGTTGTGATCACCTAGTTCCTATCAATACGACCTCGGAAGGAGGTGACCAATGGCTGGGGTAGCAATTGTAGCCATCCCGTCGCAAGACGACTATGTGTGGAAGATCTCTAGCGAGAAGGTCCCGCACATGACAATGCTCTTCCTGGGAGAGCTTACCGATCCGGAAGTTCTTACTCGAATCGAGCAGTACGTCGAGCACGTTGCCTCCACTTCGATGCATCCATTCGGGATGTCGGTCGACTACCGCGGAGAGCTTGGTCCCGACAACGCTGATGTGCTGTTCTTCGAGAATGACTACGGCAAGATGGTCAAGAATGCTCGAAGCTACATGCTCGACAATGCAGACATCCTGCAGGCATACAACTCGACTGAGCAGTATCCGGAGTGGACTCCACACCTGACGCTTGGGTATCCGACGGCACCCGCCAAGCCCGATGATCGAGACTACCCGGGGATCCACTGGGTTAACTTCGATCGCATCGCTCTCTGGGTCGATAACTACGATGGTCCGGAGTTCCGACTCAAGCACGACGACCACGCAATGGAAGTGAGCATGAGCGAAGCGGACTCCAACTCTCTGATGCATGCAGATCAGACCGTTCAGGACGTTGTCAACTCGATGTCCACCGATCAGCGAGACCTGCTCAACCTGATCGTTGGTGCTGCCGTTGAGGGTGAGACTCTTCCGCCAGATGCGAACGTGATTCACAGCTATGACGCGATGTCGAATCAGCAGAAGGATGTCATCGACTTCATCGTCTCTGGCGTTCTGACTCCGGATGACAGCATGCAGCAGTCCGACGCCGTGGGTGAGTTCCTCGCCCACCACGGTGTCAAGGGTATGAAGTGGGGCGTTCGCAAGGACCGTCTCACGATTTCCTCCGGTCGGGGAGAGAACAAGGTAACGACTGACTACGGAAAGTCCTCTTCCGCGACTCGAGCGCAGGTCAAGGCCGGAAATGGCACTCTTCTGGATGCTCATATGGCTGCCCTCAAATCTCGGGGTCGTCGTGCCACCAACGCATTCCTCGGCGACAAGACCTACTGGAAGCGGGCTGGCATTATCACTGCCGCTACGGCTGCTGGGGTGGGTGCTGCTCTTCTCGCTCCTGCGGTTCTTCCTACCGGTATTCTTGCAGCGGTGGGCGCTCACGTCGTGACCACCACAAGCATTGCGGGACATGTGGTTGCTGCCACTACTCCTCATACTACCACAGCTGCTATTGCCGCGGGTAAGATGGCAGTGTCCCATTTCGGTTTGGCTGGAAGTCTGACGGGCGGTAAACTCGCCGGTCTTCATAACACAGTGACTAATACCGGTCGAGCCCTTCGTGGTAATGCTCGAATCAACCGGAGCATGGAGAAGCTTGGGACCGACCTGATGAAGAATCAACGCGAGGGTTCCAAGCAGGTCCAGAAGGTTCTCAACCGTAATGGGTCGATCGCAATGAAGAACCTGAAGCATGATGACGATCTGGTCGGAAACTTCCTGGCTCACCATGGTGTCAAGGGTATGCACTGGGGTGTTCGCAAGGATCACTTCGGTGTGGGTGGCATTGATCTTGCAACTGGAACCCAGCAGGTTGCAGCGGTATCCCGATCAAAGAAGTCTCCTGTCGGTGTTCATTCCGAAGACACGTACAAGGTCCTTGACACCGTAGCCAAGCATCTTATGAAGCCCGCCACCGTTGGCGATTACAACAAGCGCATGCAGGCTGTCAAGTCTGATATCATCGCTAGGGCTCAGGCTCACAAAGAAAAGACTGGGAAACCTATGGATTTCCCAAGGGACGAGTACCGAGCAGCAGCGGCTAAAACTCTGTCCGATCTCGTTGCTGAGCATCTCAAGCAGGTCGGCGTGAGCGGAGTGACGGTCAAGACATTCCCGGTAGGACAGGATCGGTTCCAGTATATTCTTGGCGACAAGAAGACGGTGGACGCTGCCCTGAAGGATGTTCGGGCCACCAAGATCGCTCATGATGATGTATCTCAGCCGACGAAGTTCAATGTCAAGTTCAACTTTAAGGCCGACAATACTCCCGACGGATATTCGATCACCGAAGCATCCTCGGCGATTTCACACGATGATCTGGATAACTTCCTGGCTCATCACGGAATCAAGGGTATGCACTGGGGTGTTCGTCGATCGGATGCTCAGCTTCACGTAGGTCCTTCTGAGCGTCAGCTCAAGAAAAAGGCTAAGCTCGATGCCAAGGTGGAGAAGCTCAACAAGAAGCTGGGTAAGAGCCTTCCCTCGAAGTCGGAGGAGAAGGATGGATCTGCCGATGGCGATGCCGCTACTCCGGGGCATATGTCGGTAGATGCCGAGCGACACCTTCGGACTCGTAACAAGGAAAGTTACGAGATGTCGGATGCCGAGCTGAAGGCTGCTCTGAATCGGGCTAAGAACATCAATGATTACAACAAGCTGTTCGCGCCTGACTCCAACACCGAGCTGAAGACCAAGGTAGAGAATCTTCAGCTGCAGAAGCAGTATGCCCAGCTCAAGGCCGAGATGACGCCGTCAGCAACCAAGAAGGTCGCTAGCCTTATCTCCTCTGCGAGCAATGGCTACCTGGCCTACAAGAAGCTGGACAAGGCTTCTGATGGTGCGCTTTCGGCTACTCTGACCAGCCTTCTCGGTTCGAAGAAGGTCGGAAAGCACCGACTGTAATCATCCCTACAATCGAAAGGCGGGCCATGGCACTGTCTAACACGGCTACGCCGATCTATTATGGTGAATTCAGGCAGAAAGTCCTCCGGGGCGAAATTCCTGTCAACCACGAGATCAGTCTCGAAATGAACCGGATTGACGGCCTGATTGCGGATAGAGAGATCTATTACGACGATCAGGCCGTCAACGGTTTCATCGCCTACTGCGAGAAAGAGCTCACTCTCACCGATGGTAGTCCGCTACATCTCCTTGATTCATTCAAGGTCTGGGCGGAGCAGATCTTTGGTTGGTATTACTTCATTGAGCGTATGGTTCCCGTACCAGCTACTCCCTTGCAGAAAGCTGGCTACGTCAACAAAGTAATCAAGAAGCGTCTCATTACAAAGCAGTACCTTATCGTCGCTCGTGGTGCTGCGAAGTCGATGTATGCCTCATGTATCCAGAACTACTTCCTCAACATCGACACTGAGACCACCCATCAGATCACTACGGCTCCCACGATGAAGCAGGCCGAAGAGGTCATGGCTCCGATTCGTACAGCCATTACTCGAGCTCGTGGTCCATTCTTCCAGTTCCTCACTGAGGGTTCGCTGCAGAATACCACGGGATCCAAGGCTGATCGAGTTAAGCTCGCATCGACCAAGAAGGGTATCGAGAACTTCCTGACGAATTCCCTGCTTGAGATTCGACCTATGTCGATCAACAAGCTTCAGGGTCTCCGCCCTAAGGTTTCTACCATCGATGAGTGGCTTTCTGGCGATCTTCGCGAAGATGTCGTCGGTGCTATCGAGCAGGGTGCATCCAAGCTTGATGACTATCTGATTGTCGCTATCAGTTCTGAAGGTACCGTTCGAAACGGTTCTGGCGATACCATCAAAATGGAACTCGCTGACATCCTCAAGGGAGAGTATCTCGCACCTCATGTGTCTATCTGGCATTACAAGCTAGACACTGTTGAGGAAGTTGCGAATCCGGAGATGTGGCCAAAGGCCAATCCAAACATTGGGTATACGGTCACTTATGAGACATACCAGCTAGACGTTGAGCGAGCCGAAAAAGCTCCAGCCGCTCGGAATGACATCCTAGCCAAGCGCTTTGGAATCCCCATGGAGGGCTACACCTACTTCTTCACGTACGAAGAAACTGAGCCTCAGCGGGTTCGTCTGGACTTCCACGGTCTTCCCTGCTCTCTTGGTGCGGACCTCTCACAGGGCGACGACTTCTGTGCCTTCACCTTCATGTTTCCGCTTCAGGGTGGGGCATTTGGCGTTAAGACACGGAGCTACATCACCGAGATGACATTCCGTTCGCTTCCCAGTGCTATGCGATTCAAGTACGAAGAGTTCATTGCTGAGGGTTCGCTCCATGTAATGGATTCAACCGTCTTGGACATGATGGATGTATTCGACGACCTTGACCGTCACATCATTGAGAACGACTATGATGTTCGTAGCTTTGGCTATGACCCTTACAACGCACGAGAGTTTGTCGAGCGTTGGACAGTAGAGAATAGCCCGCATGCTGTCGAGAAGGTAATCCAGGGTGTTCGAACTGAATCGGTACCTCTTGGTGAACTTAAGAAGCTTTCCGAAGCAGGACTTCTGCTCTTTGATGAGCAACTCATGGGGTTCGGCATGGGGAATGCGATCACGCTCGAGGATACGAACGGAAACCGCAAGCTACTCAAGCGTCGTCATGAAGAGAAGATCGATAATGTCGCCGCACTTATGGATGCGTGGATCGCAATGAAACTCAACAAGGACGCGTTCGAGTGAAATAGGAGGTAAACAATTGGCTACGTCTTTTGGAGCTCGCCTCCGACATGCACTTTGGAATGCGTTCGCTCCGTCTGAGGAGACCAAGACCGAGCTCGTCAACGCGATTCCTCGTGGAGTAGTCACCACTGTTCGACCCGATCGAAACCGTAGCTTCAGGGTCAATGCTGAGCGAACGATCATCGCGTCGATCTACACTCGTCTCGCCATTGATGTGGCAGCAGTCAAGATCGAGCATGTCCGTACCGATGACACCGGACAGTACACTGAGACCATTTTCTCTGGCCTCAATAACTGCCTCAACATCGAGGCTAACATCGACCAGGCCGGTCGTCATTTTCGTCAGGACATTGGTCTGACGCTTTTTGGAGCGGGCGTTATCGCCATCGTTCCTGTCGATACCACTCTGGATCCTACTGCCAGTGGCTCCTGGGACATCAAGACCATGCGAGTGGGGACCGTCCTGGACTGGTATCCGCAGCACGTCAAGGTTCGACTCTACAATGAGCAGACCGGTATGTATGAGGACATCGTCCTCCCCAAGTCCACGGTTGCTATCGTAGAAAACCCATTCTATGGTGTCATGAATGAGCCGAACTCCACCCTTCAGCGTCTGATTCACAAGCTCAGTCTTCTGGACAATGTGGACGAGATCGCCAGCCAGGGTAAGCTCGATATCATCATTCAGCTCCCGTATGTGGTGAAATCCGACACGCGAAAGGCTCAGGCCGAGCAGCGTGCCAAGGATATTCAGTCGCAGCTGAAGGACAGTACCTATGGTATTGCCTACACCGATGGCACGGAGAAGATCACTCAGCTTAATCGTTCGGTTGAGAACAACCTCCTGGATCAGGTCAAGTATCTGAAGGAGGAACTCTACAATGAGCTTGGTCTGACCACCAATATCATGAATGGTACCGCCGACGATACCGAGATGCTGAATTACACCAACCGGTTCATTGAGCCGGTTATGGATGCGATCACGGAAGAGATGGCTCGGAAGTTCCTGACCAAGACTGCTCGCACTCAGGGTCAGACCATCATGTACTTCCAGACTCCATTCAAACTGCTTCCGATCAGTGAGCTGGCCAACATCGCCGACGTTCTGAGCCGGAACCAGATTGTTACCCCGAATGAATTCCGTCCGGTCCTTGGTCTCAAGCCCTCGAATCAGCCTCAGGCCAACCAGCTTGTCAACAGCAACATGCCACTGGATCAGCAGATCACGGGTAATCCTGATGACTCTTCTTCGGATGGGTCTACCGATGACACGTCGACTGATCCGGCTGATGCAGCTGAGGCAAACCTGGATAAGGGTATGGCAGAGCTGGGGATCTCATGACGGCCGGCGCGCTTCAGCATAAGTACGACCCTGAGAAGGCGCATGAGTACTACGAGCAGTATCGGAAGTTCAATCGCCAAAAGGGTCGGAAGAAGGGTCAAACCCCGGATCCTCAGCATAAGCAGCCGGGGAGCAAGAATTCGTCGAAGAATACATCGGGAAAGAAAAACCCAAAGAAACCATCGACGTCAGAAGCAACGAAGCGGGCACAAGCCCGAGTCGGGAGGCTGAAGGCCAAAACCGCTAAGCTCGAAGGAGCACTCACTAAGGCTGAAGAAGCTCTGGTGAAGAAGCGAGCGTCTGAGGCGAAGACCAAGAGACAAAACTCCGATGGTAAGACAACCGCCAAGGAGAAGCAGTCTGAGAAGAAGTATCGGGATAAGAACAAAGCGAAGATCAAGGCTAAGGATAAGTCCGCTGCCAAGAAGTCTTCCGGAGGTTCTTCTTCTCGATCTTCCTCGTCTTCGTCCTCCTCTAATAGTCTTGAGAACATGAGTTCCTCTGATCTGATGGTTCGAATCAGTAAGATCAAAGGCCTCCTTCAAGACGCAAGAGCCCAACTATCTGCTGCACAGAAGAATCTCGGCTCACTCGCCCATTCAGACATCCTGGCATCGGAGCTCAAGTCAGGCGGATTTGTGCTCCATTCCACAATCAGCAGAAAGGAATCCGTCAAAATGACAGCGGATTTTGGTGGTTACGCCACCCGAAACCAGGTGCAGTGCAGCGATGGGCGGACCATTCTGCCTGACGCTTTCAAGGACAACGACGGCACCATGGTTCCTCTGGTTTGGCAGCATGGCCACAACGACGTTGATAACGTCCTGGGCCACTGCAAGCTGGAGAACCGTGAGGACGGCGTTTACGCACACGCCTACTTCAATGACACCGTCAAGGGCCAGAACGCCAAGAAGATGGTCCAGCATGGTGATCTCAAGTTCCTCTCGATCTTCGCCAATCAGCTGGTCGAGAAGGCTGTGGGGGGTCTCAAGCACGTTGCGAAGGGTAACATTCGGGAGGTCAGCCTGGTGCTGGCTGGTGCAAACCCGGGTGCTTTCATCGACAACGTGAACCTCGTTCACAGCGATGGCGGCTTCGACATCGATGTGTCCGAGGCAGTCATCAGTTATGTCGGCGACGGTTTCGACCTGGAGCTCGCGCATGCTGCTCCGGCTGCGACCGTCACTGACGAGGCCAAGAGCACGAGCGACTCTGGGGACGACAAGAGCCTCCAGGACGTGCTCGACACCCTCAACGAGGAGCAGACCATGGCGGTCGAGTATCTCCTCAGCCAGGCTCTCACGGTGGAGAGCGACGTCAAGCACAGCGACACCGACGAGAACTCCGTCACCACGTCTGAGGACGAGGATGAGGAGGGCTCTGACGAGGAGGCTTCGGCCGACTCTGAGAGCCAGGACGCTGGTACCGACACCGACACGGATGAGGGCTCTGAGGAGTCCAACTCCGACACCGACACGGACAAGGACTCCGAGGGGTCTGACGCCGAAAACGAGGCTGGCGACGATGTCCAGCACGACAACATCAACTCCCAGGAGGACAACAGCATGTCGCACAACGTGTTCGACCAGGCGAAGAAGACCATGACCGCCACCGCCACTCCGCACGAGCAGACCAAGCTCGCCCACGCTGACGTCACCGGCATCATGCAGGACGTCGTCAGCAACAAGGGTTCGCTGAAGCGGGCGCTCCAGGACTACGCCCTGGCTCACGGCATCGAGAACATCGAGTACCTGTTCCCCGACGCCAAGACCCTCGACAACACCCCGAACTTCATCTCCCGCCGGATGGAGTGGGTGGACACCGTTCTCAACGCGGTCCGCAAGACCCCGTTCTCCCGCATCAAGACCATCCACGCGGACATCACCGCTGACGAGGCCCGGGCGAAGGGTTACATCAAGGGCAACATGAAGAACGAGGAGTTCTTCACCCTGATCAAGCGTGAGACCACGCCGCAGACCGTCTACAAGAAGCAGAAGCTGGACCGGGACGACGTCCTGGACATCACCGACCTCGATGTCGTGGCCTTCATGAAGGCCGAGATGAAGATCATGCTCGACGAGGAGATCGCTTCGGCCATCCTCATCGGTGACGGTCGCTCGAACGCTGACGAGGAGAAGGTCCGCGAGGACAAGATCCGCCCGATTGCTTCTGACTCGGAGCTCTACGTCACCACCGCCACCATCCCGCTGAACGCGGATGGCCGGCCGGACGCCGAGGCCATCGTGGACTCGGTCATCGAGAACCGCCGCTACTACAAGGGCACCGGTACCCCGACCTTCTTCACCTCCGAGGACGTCATCGGCGCGTTCCTCACGGTGAAGGACGGCTTCGGTCGCCGGATCTACTCCGACCTCAACGCGATCGCCACCGTGCTTCGCGTGAGCTCGGTCGTCTCCGTCGAGGTCTTCAGCCGGGTGCCGGATGTCCTGGGCATCATGGTCAACCTGACTGACTACTCGATCGGTACGGACCGCGGTGGCGAGGCCACCATGTTCGACGACTTCGACCTGGACTACAACAAGCTGCGCTACCTGCTCGAGACCCGTCTCTGCGGTGCGCTGACCCTGCCCAAGTCGGCGATCGTCTTCCGCTCGACCGCCAACACCAGCACCTCTGTCACCGCTGTCGCCCCGACGTTCGACGGTACCACCGTGACGGTTCCGACCGTTGACGGCGTGACCTACATGAACGCTGACACCAACGACACCCTCACCACGGGCTCCCCGGTCACCCTGGCCGCCGGCGAGACCCTGAACGTTCTCGCTGTCCCGGCGTCTGGCAAGTACTTCGCCAACAACGCCAACGACGAGTGGTCGTTCACCAACACCGCCCAGGCCTGATAGATCAAAATGGCACGCTTCTACGGCAAAGTGGGCTACGGCTCACAGGGCGAACTTGTCGGTGGTGTGTGGTCGGATAGCATCACAGAGCGGGCCTATTTCGGTGACATCCTCAATGAGACGCGGACGTATGGCTCGTCCGACAAGGTCAACGATGACTTCCGGCTTTCGGAGCGGATCAGCATCGTTGCGGACGCGTTCGCATTGGGGAATTTCACCGACATCAAGTATGTAGAGCGGGCGGGGGTTCTCTGGGCGGTTACATCCGTCGAGGTTCAGAATCCCCGCCTGATTCTATCGTTGGGAGGTGTATACCATGGGCCGACGGCTACAGCTGCAAACAATCCTTGAGGAAACTCTGGGTAGCGGCAACGTATACTTCCAACCATCCGATGATTCTCGCATGATCTATCCGTGCATCGTTTATGAGCGCGATAATGCCTCGACGAAGCATGCTGACGACAAGCCTTACGCTTTTGCTCAGCGCTATCAGGTCACCCTCATCGACCACAATCCCGACAGTGACGTCATCGATAAGCTCAATGCGCTTCCGCTTTGCGCCTTTAACCGTCACTTCGCGACGTCCGGTCTCAACCATGACGTCTTCGTGATCTACCACTAGGAGGAATCAGAATGACCAAGCTCGCTTGGGACCAGACTGGGCAGCGGCTCTACGAGACCGGTGTCAGCAAGGGTGTCCTGTATGAGCCCGACAACGCCGGTCGATACGCTTCGGGTGTGGCTTGGAACGGTCTGACGACCGTCACCGAGTCTCCCTCCGGTGCCGAGGCGACGGCGCTGTACGCCGACAACATCAAGTACCTCAACCTCATCTCCGCCGAGGAGTTCGGTGCGACCATCGAGGCTTACACGTTCCCGGACGAGTTCGCCAAGTACGATGGCCTCGCTACCCCGGCGCCTGGTGTCTACGTGGGTCAGCAGAGCCGCAAGGCCTTTGGTCTGTCCTACCAGACCCGTCTCGGCAACGATGTCGACGGCTCGGACTTCGGCTACAAGATCCACCTGATCTACAACGCCACCGCTGCTCCGTCGGAGAAGGCGTACGCTTCGGTCAACGACTCGCCTGAGGCCATCAGCTTCAGCTGGGAGCTGACCACCACGCCGATCGACGCCGGCGACACCATGAAGCCGACCGCTCTCATCACGATCGACTCGACCAAGGTCGGCGCTGCTGGTCTGGCCGCCCTCGAGGACGCTCTGTACGGTACCGCTGGTTCCGACCCGCGTCTGCCCACTCCGGCCGAGGTGATCGCGTTCTTCTCTGGCGATGTCACCACGGTGACCCCGACCGCCCCGACTTACGATGCGGCGACTCACACCATCACCATCCCGACCGTGAACGGCGTGGAGTACCGGATCGACGGCGAGGTTGTCACGGGCAACGTCGTCATCGACGAGGACACGATCGTCGCGGCCAACCCGACTGCCGGCAACCAGTTCCCGGAGAACGTCGACTCCGATTGGGGCTTCGACTACACGGCCTGAACCGGCATCTAGAAAGGAAGACAGGGAATGCTTACCATTACGCTTCCCGCTGTGGGAGAAATGCCGGTATCGGACGATGTTGCAGAGTCCAACGTCGGCGCGATGCCTTACTCACCTGCCGTGAAGCTCGACTTTGAGCATTCCCTGTCTTCTCTTTCAAAATGGGAGGAGATTCATGAGCGCCCGTTCTTCGGACGAGAGCCTATGTCTCATGAACAGACCCTCTCCTACATCAAGCAGATGCTTTTGACCAAAAATCCCCCGGAGGATTTTCTCAAAAGACTAACGCCAGATGACTTTGAGACCATCACTGCCTACATTAACAGCAGGCATACTGCCACTACTTTTCGTGAGGAGCCTGGACAGAAAGGGTCTAGTGAGGTCATCACCAATGAGGTGATCTACCACTGGATGATTCAGTTCCAGATTCCCTGGGATGCTCAATACTGGCATCTCAATCGCTTGATGACCCTGATCAAGATCTGTGGAATCAAGCAGACCAAGCCTAAGAAGATGAGTCGACAGGCTCAAGCCGAAGAGTACCGACGCCTCAATGCAGAGCGTCGACGTCAGCTCGGCTCGTCCGGGTAGAAAGGGGTAATTGTGACGCGATTGTCTTGGAACGCTACAGGTGAGCGATTCTTTGAGACCGGCCTAGACCGTGGCGTTCTCTACCCCAAAACCGGGACTCCGGTAGTGTGGAATGGCCTCACTGGTGTAGATGAGGATGGTGCTGATGGTGCCGTGGCTTACTACATCGACGGTAGGCCGTTTCTCTACCTTCCCTCGCCGAAGGAATACTCTGCTACCCTCAAGGCCTACACCTTCCCCGATGAGTTCCTTGAGTTGATCGGGTTTGCTGAGGCCACCAGCGGCATGTATCTGGACTCTCAGATGGGCGACATGTTCGATCTGAGCTATCGAACTTCGGTCGGTAACGATCTCGATGGTATCTCTCACGCATACAAGATCCATCTGATCTATAATGCCACCGCAACCCCAGCGGCCAAGTCTTATGAGTCTCTCAGTGACAGCATCAATCCCATCGAGCTTTCATTCGCACTCCAGGCCGTTCCGGTGAAGGTGACGGGCTTCCGACCCACAGCACATGTCATCATCGATAGTCGAAGTGTTGCCCCAGCTAAGCTCTCCTCCCTCGAGGATGAACTCTATGGCACAGCGACGACGAATCCCAGTATTCCGACCGCACAGGCAGTCTTCGATCTGCTGTCTGCTTAGGAGGGATAATGCGTCTAGCATGGGGTTCTCCTACCGATCGATATTTTGAGTATGGACTAGATCGGGCTGTGCTGTATCTGTCGGATGGATCCGCGGTTCCTTGGTATGGACTCACAAGTCTCGAATCCGAGGGCGCTGAATCTGCTGTCGCTTACACGTTGGATGCACGACCAATCCTATATTTGCCTCAACCCGGTGAGTTTTCTGCAACTCTGAAAGCCTATACATACCCAGACGAATTCACGGCCACCATGGGTGTTACCGAAGCAACGTCTGGGATGTATCTCGATAGTCAGATTGGGGATATTTTTCATCTTTGCTATCGTACGAGAATTGGCAACGGTGTTGATGAGGAAATCGGATACAAGATCCACATCATCTACAACGCCACGATCTCACCTCAGACTCTGAGTTATGAGGTTTATGGGAGCAGTATCAACCCATCTGAATTCTCTTGGCAGATCCAGGCAGTTCCGGTTCGAGTGCCGAACTATCGACCGACGGCTCACATCGTCATTGATACTCGTCATATTCTTCCGGAGAAACTCACAGAGCTAGAGAACATGCTCTATGGTACAGAGACTGATGATGCAACGCTTCCGTCAGCTTCGGACATATTTGATCTGATCAACTATGGTGACTCGATTATCATTCGTGACAATGGCGATGGTACTTGGACCGCAGAGGGCTCGAGTAAGAATGTCTACATGATTGGCGACGGCGTCTTCGAGATCGATAACGTGAATGCGACCATCCATGACGATGGGACGTTCGACATTAGCAGTACTAACGTCCCGAATTCTTAAGGAGTAGTGATGGTAGTCCGACTCACGCTGGGCGGGTCGACGGCCAAGACACAAGCTTGGCTTAAGCGAATGCAGAGTGCGAATCTATATTCGGACCTGGAACGACTCGCTGAGCGCGGGGTCGCCGCCCTTGAAGCAGCAACACCCAAAGATACCGGTCTTACAGCATCTTCTTGGAGCTATGAGATCGAGAACTCGGGTGGGAAGACCACCATCTACTGGCTCAACAGCAACAAAACTGACACCGGCATTCCCATCGCCATCTTGCTCCAGTATGGACACGGTACTGGGACAGGAGGTTACGTTCAGGGCCGAGACTACATCAACCCCGCAATCCAATCCGTCATGGATGAGATTGCCAACGACGTCTGGAAGAAGGTGACCATAGGATGAGCAGTGTTGATGATCGCATTGTCAACATGCAATTCAACAACAAGCAGTTCACCCAGGGTATTGCCGAGTCCCAGAAGTCGCTTGCGGGTCTTGAGAAGTCGCTTGGTTCGGCGGCTGGAGCGAAAGGTCTGACTCAGCTCGGTTCTGCTGCAGACAATGTCAAGAAGCATTTCTCAGCTATGTCCATCGCCAGTATTGCGGCGATCGGCACCATCGCCTCCAAGGCGACTTCAGCCGGAATCAACATGGTTAAGAGCTTCACGCTCGACCCATTGAAGTCCGGTTTCCAGAGCTATGAGACGCAGATCAATGCGACTCAGACGATCATCGCAAACACGGGCTCGAAGATGAAGCCGGTGACAAAGTCTCTGGCTGACCTTCAGACTTATGCGAATCAGACTGTCTATAGCTTCGCTGACATGGCTCAGAACATCGGTACCTTCACGGCAGCCGGTGTCAAGCTAAAGCCGGCCGTGGCCGATATCAAGGGTATCGCGAACGTGGCAGCCCTGTCCGGTTCATCCTCTCAGCAGGCTTCGACAGCCATGTATCAGCTGTCTCAGGCTGTCGCTGCTGGATCGGTCAAGCTTCAGGACTGGAACTCAGTCGTTAACGCCGGTATGGGTGGTAAGCGCCTGCAGGATGCTCTGAAGATGACCTCGGAGTCGGTTGGTGGTAGCGCCGACGCCATGATTAAGAAGTTCGGCTCGTTCCGACAGTCACTGCAGGGTGGCTGGGTCACCGGTGACGTCCTGAACAAGACCATGAAGGTCATGGCGGGTCGATTTGATGCCACCACTGGCAAGACCAATGCATACTCTGTCGCGGCCCTTAAAGCCATGGGTTATACCGAAGCCCAAGCCAAGAGCATGCATAAGGTTTCACAGGCTGCTATCGACTCGGCAACCCACATCAAGACCTGGACGCAGCTTACTGACGCTCTGAAGGAAGAAGTCGCGACCGCCTATGGTTCGATCTTCAAGACCCTCTTTGGTGGACTGAAGGGATCGACAAAGCTCTTCACTGGCATGCACAATGTCATGGAGTCTGCCCTCACTGGACCGCTCTATGCGATCAATAAGGTCCTGATCGGCTGGAAGAAGGACGGAGGACGGGTCGCCCTCTTCGATGGTCTCAAGAACACGTTCGGTGCTCTGGGTAAGATCATCGCTCAAGTCAAAATAGCATTCAAGGACATCTTCCCTCCGACCGCCAGTAGTACTCTAGCAAACCTGACCAAGGGGTTTGATGCTTTCAGCAAGCATTTGATTCCCGGAACTAAGACGCTGGAGAACCTCAGGACCATCTTTGAGGGTGTATTCGCCGTTCTTCATATCGCCACCACCATCATCGGCGGAGTGGTGCGAGGTTTCGCAGCATTCTTCGGTGAGATCCTTTCGGGTAGTACTGGGGCTTCGGGTGGAATTCTCTCTATCGTCGCTTCCGTAGCTAAGGTTCTGATCGCTTTCGACAAGTGGTTGACTGCAGGCGGTAAGCTCTCCGACACCCTGGCTAACGCTGGCAAGGTCGCTGGTGAGTTTGTCAAGCCCTTCATTCAGGGCATCGGGCTGGCCATCCAGGGAATCGCTAAGTTTGTCTCTAGTCTCGGGTCCATCTCGCTTTCAGACATGAAGGACGCTGCCGTCGCTGTTGTGAATGCGATCGTCGACCTTGTTCAGAAGCTGAATCTAATTCCTAAGGCTGCTCAGGCCTTCGACGTTGTCAAGAAGAAGCTGTCTGGTTTCTCGCTTTCTGATATCAACTTCGGATCCATCAAGGGTGCGATCGGAGGTGCTGTTGGCGATGCTGCTGGTATGGGAGCATCCATCATCAAGAGCATTGTCCAGAGCATCAAGGGCGCAAGTCTCAGTAGCGTCGCAGGCTCGATGAAGGATATCGGGTCGAACATCCTTCAGGGCATTGTCGAGGGTCTCAAGGGCGCAAGCCTGGGCTTGATTAAGAGCTCGATGGAGAACATCGGAACCATGATCATCGACGCCATTAAGGGCGTCCTCGGTATTCACTCGCCTGCTCGAGAGATGATTCCGATCGGTCAGTACGTTATTCAGGGCATCATCAAGGGTCTCGAGATGGACGCTGTGATGATCCCGAAAACCATCAAGACTATTGGCGTGGCTATCGCTTCGGAGTTCCAGAAACTCTTCGGCAACATGAATGCGCAAGACTGGGTTGGTGTCTTCAACTCTCTGCTGACCGGATCCTTGCTTCTGTCTCTGAAGAAGTTCACTGACAGCCTCAAGGCTGCTTCTGGTGTCTTTGGATCTATCGGTGGAGCATTCGATCAGCTCAAGGAGTCTATCGAGGCCTACACGAATGGCTCGATCAAGGTCAAGATGCTTCAGGCTATTGCTCTTGCGATCGGTGTCCTGACTGCATCTCTCGTGGCGTTGTCATTTATCGACCCGAAGAAGCTTGCCGTTGGTCTCGGTGCTATCTCTGTCATCATTGCCCAGATCGTGATCACCATGAAGGCGCTGAGAAGAGTCA